CGGCCCGAACTGCCCGGCGTGGTTGCGTTTGGACGCAAAGCGCGAGTGGCGCCGCATGGCCGCCGAACTGAAGCGGCTCGGCTTGCTCACGATGATCGATGGTTCCGCCCTGGCCGCCTACTGCCAAGCCTATGCCCGCTGGCGGGAGGCTGAACAGCGGCTCGTCCAGGACGGCGATACCGTCGAAACCTCCAAGGGCTTCATTATTCAATCGCCCTACGTTGGCATGGCCAACCGCGCCATGGAGTTGATGCTGAAAATACTTACTGAATTCGGCATGACCCCCAGCTCCCGCTCCCGCATCTCAGTGGAGAAGCCGCGGGAGGCCGACCCCTTCGAGGATTACCTGCATGGTAGTGGCAACGCGAACTGAGAGCGCCGTCACCGCCTACGCCAAGGGCGTGCTGGCCGACCAGATCCCGGCCTGTCGCTTCATCCGCCTGGCCTGCGAGCGCCATCTACGCGACCTGAAGAGCGCCTTCGAGCGCGGCCTGCATTTCGACGAAGAGGCGGCCCAGCGGGCCATCGACTTCTTCGGCTTCCTGAAGCACTCCAAGGGCGAGTGGGCCGGGCAACCGTTCACGCTCTCGCCCTGGCAGGCGTTCGTTGTGGGCTGCATCTTCGGCTGGAAGCGCGCCGATGACCTGCGCCGCTTCCGCCTGGCCTATGTGGAGGTGCCCCGCAAGAACGGCAAGACGACCCTCGCCGCTGGCATTGGCCTCTACCTCTTCCTGGCCGACGAAGAGCCGGGGGCCGAGGTCTACACCGCCGCCACCAAGCGCGACCAGGCCCGCATCGCCCACAGCGAGGCTACCCGCATGGTCAAGGCATCGCCGGCGCTCATGCGGCGGGTCCGCATCTTTAAGGACAATCTGAGCATCACCGACATGGCGGCCAAGTACGAGCCGCTGGGCGCCGATGCAGACACAATGGACGGCCTGAACGTCCACGCCGCGATCATCGACGAGCTCCACGCCCACAAGACCCGCGACGTCGTAGACGTGCTGGAGACGGCCACGGGTGCCCGGCGCCAGCCGCTGCTCTTCGAGATCACCACGGCCGGCTTCGACCAGGAGAGCATCTGCCGCGAGCACCACGATTACTCCGCGCAGGTGCTCGAGGCCACCATCGAAGACGACTCCTGGTTCGGCTACATCGCGGCAATGGACGAAGGAGATGATTGGGCGGACCCCGAGACGTGGCGCAAGGCCAACCCGAACTATGGGATCACCGTCAAGATCGACGACCTGGAGCGCAAGTGTCACAAGGCCGAGCATCTACCGGCCGCACAGAACGTCTTCCTGCGTCTACACCTGGACGCCTGGACGGAGCAGGAGGATCGGTTCATCGACCTCTCACTCTGGGATGAGAACGCGGGCGAAGTCGACGAAGCCGAACTGGCGGGCCTGGAGTGCTACGGCGGGTTGGACCTGGCCGCTACCCAGGACATGACGGCTTGGGTGATGGTCTTCCCCTACGAGGACGACCCCGACGAGGTGGACATCCTCTGCCGCTTCTGGTGCCCGGAGGCGCGGCTTACCGACCCGCACAACCGCTGGCGGGCACAGTATCAGGCGTGGGCACGCCAGGGATGCCTCCAGGCGACGCCGGGCAGTGGCATCGACCAGGGCTTCATCAAGGCGCAGGTGCTGAAGGACTCCGAGGCGTTCCGCCTGATCGACCTGAATATCGACCACCTGTTTCAGGGCGTTGGACTCGGGCAGGACTTGCAGGAGGAGGGCCTAGCAACCTTCCCCTTCCGCCAGGGCTTCCTATCCTACGCCGTGCCCATGAAGGAGTTCGAGCGCCGCCTGGTGGACAGGAAACTCCACCACGGCGGGCACCCGATCCTGCGCTGGATGGCCGCCAACCTGAGCGTTAAACAGGATGCGGCCGGGAACCTGAAGCCCGACAAGTCTACACAGGGAACACAGGGCAAGATCGACGGCATTGTGGCGCTCGTCATGGCCCTGGACCGGGCCATGAGGCAGACCGAAGTGCTCACCTGGGGGGTGCTGTGAACGTAACGAAGGCATTGGCCGCGCCCTTCCGGGCCGTGGGTTCGGGCCTCAAGGGACTCTCGGGCTGGACTCGCGGCGGCCGTTCGTGGCTCTGGAACACGGGGAGCCTCCTACTCCCGCGCACGAGTTTTGACTACGGCGGCGATATCGGCGACGGCACCGCCTCCAGCATCATCGTGGCAACGGTCAACTGGGTCGCCCGCACGTTCCCCGAGGCGCCGGTCATTGTTGTTGACGATGAACACCAGAAGGTCAAGGGGCACCTCCTGCCGGCGAAGGTGGAGCGGCCGAACCCGTACTTCTCCGGCGTGCTCCAGTGGATGGCCACGATCGTCGACCTCGAAACGACCGGTAACGGCTACTGGCTGAAGGTACGTTCGCAGGCCGATAGGGTTGTAGAGCTCTGGTGGGCGCCGTCCTGGATGATGGAGCCGAAGTGGTCGCCCGGCTATCCCGATGACGGCACTCCCTTCATCTCGCATTACGATTACAGCCCCGGCAACAAGGGCACCGTCCAGATTGCACCCCGCGACGTGGTGCACTTCCGCTACGGCATCGACCCCGACAACACCCGCAAGGGCCTGAGTCAACTCCGTTCCCTCCTGCGGGAAATCTGGACGGATGATGAAGCGGCCAACTTCACCGCTCAACTGATGGGGCATCTGGGCATCCCCGGACTTATCATTTCCCCCGAGTCGGCCACTGGCTACGCGAACAAGGAGGTGGCGGAGGAGGTCAAGGCAGAGGCTGAAACCAAGTTCGGCGGCGACAACCGCGGCCGCACGATGGTCATGAGGGCGCCGACGAAGGTGCAGATACTCTCCTTCTCGCCTGACCAGATGAACCTGCGCGATCTGCGCCGTGTCCCTGAAGAGCGGGTGTCCGCCGTCATAGGCGTTCCCGCCGTCGTGGTGGGCCTGGGAGCCGGACTAGACCGCTCGACATTCGCCAACTTTGGGGAGGCTCGCGAGGCGGCCTACGAGGGGAAGATCATCCCGACCCAGCGCCTACTGGCCGCCGATTTGCGGAATCAACTGCTGCCCGACTTCGACGACGCTGACAAGTTCAGCGTTGACTTTGACCTGACGCGGGTGCGCGTCCTTCAGCCCGACGAGGACAAGCTGGCCGAGAGGGCGCGCGTCATAGTTACTGGTGGATTCGGCACCGTGGGCGATGGGCGCCGCCTGGTGGGCCTACCCGCTGGGCCGCAGCACGAGGTCTACCTGCGAATGCTCACCATCATGGAAGTGCCCGCTACTGGCGCGAAGGCCGCCGGCCCACTCGCCGTCAAGGGCGCATCCGGGCCCGCCTTTAGCGCGGCGATGAACGAGGCGCGGGCCCGTCTGGCCCAGCGCTTCGAGCCGGAGATCCGGCGCTTCTTTGAGGGCCAGGCCAAGCGCGTTCGCCAGAGGCTCGGTACGATGGTCAACCTGCGCGGGCAGAACGGCGGGCGCACGAAGTCCGCGATCACCCCGGCGGGTCTTCTGCCCGACGAAGAGGACGCCCTGCTGGCCGGCGCGCTGACGCCACTATGGACTGCGAGCGCTGAGGTGGGCTGGGCCACGGCCGCCGGGGCCTTCGGCCTCGACACCGCATTCGATCTGGGCAACCTGCTCGTTGTAGCGGCGCTGGCTGGGGGCGTCCACCGGGCCAAACGCATCAACGACGGCACCCGGGGGAGCATCGACGAAGCGATCCAGGCCACGACCGCCAGCGGCTACACCCCGCAGCAACTCGTCTTCGGCGTGGCCGACGATGGGTTCGCGGGCATCTTGGACAGGGTGGAATCATATTACGAGGCCCGCCCGGCTACCATCGCCGGCACCGAGGCGACTTGGGGAACGAACAGCGGGACCGTCACGGCCTACCAGCAGCACGGATTCCAGAGGGGCATGATCGTAGACAACCCTGCCTGCGATCTCTGTGCATCCCGAGACGGAGCGATTGTAAGGCTGGACGCTGAAGTTAACCCCGCTCATCCGAACTGTGGAGTAGCGGTGGTCCCGCTATAGGAGGCTAGAACATGGAGAAGAAATATCCGGCTCGCATGGAGGTCAAGGCGGACGGCGAGCAGGGGCTCGTGCGCGCCGTCTTTGCCACGCTGAACGTGGTGGACAGCGACGGCGACGTCACGCTGCCCGGAGCGTTTGGTGCTCAAGAAGTTTTCATCTCCGCTTGGGGCCATAAATGGGATGGCCTAGTCGTCGGTGAGGGCACCATCGGCGAGGAGGGCGACAAGGCCATGTTTGACGGGGCCTTCTTCCTTGACACCGATGCGGGGCTCCAACACTTCCGCACCCTCAAGCGGACGGGCAAGCGCCAGGAATGGAGTTACGGCTTCCGGGTCATCGACTCGGAGCCGGGCGAGTTCAACGGTCAGCAGGTGCGTTTCCTGAAGGGCCTCAAGGTCTTCGAGGTCAGTCCCGTGATGATCGGGGCGGGCG